GCGGGTGATGAGCAGGTCGCTCATGCTTCACCTCGCGCGCCTGTCAAGCGGAGCAAGGCCACTATGAATGGGTTGGCCGGTTGGTGGTGTTCGCTTGGCTCTACTTCCCAGCAGACCAGGCAATCCCAGCGCGTGACCATTTTGTATCGTGATGCCCCCCCCCGCGTGCGCGAGTAGGCTTCTACTGCGCCTTCGAGCTGGTCGCACAGCGCGCAGGTGCGGATGGTGATGCGCGGGCCAGACTCGACGCGCAGTACATCGAAGCCGTTGATCCTCAGCCATTCGACGCAGCGTTCTGCCTGGCTGGCGATGTGGAAGCGAGGCACGCCGTGAACACGGCTCGGGATATCCATCACGGTGCTCATGGTTTCACCTGAGCCACGAGTGTGCCGGTGTGCGCAGTGCAGCTCACCAGCACGTTGTCGATGCGCAGCAGGTGGCCGTTGAGGCATTGCACCATCGCCTCGTTCGCTGCTGCCATGTCGGTGTAGCGCTGTATGGCCTCGCGCGACTGATCGACGATGGCCCCGATCACCAGGACAAGTATCGCGACGATCAGCGCCCATTGCAGCGGCGCTGCACGCTGCTCAAGGTTTGCCATCTCGATGTTTTCAATGGCTGCTTGCTGTTGCGCGCGGATGCGCGGTGCGTGGTCAATCATCATTTGCCTCCTTTGTATGGGCAGCTTTGGCAGGCGCGCCACTGGCGCATTGCCTGTGGGCTGCTGGTTGGAACGGATGCAGTCGAGAACGTGCGGCATTCGGCGTGGGTGATCTCGACGCCGGTGTAGATGCAGGTGATGCGGGCATACACATCGAGTACTCGCGCCTCGATCTTGTCGGTCTTGGCCGGATACTTGCCGCGTGCTGCCAACGAGACTGATGCGCGGCAGATGTTGAGTTTGTCCGCGACCACCTGGTGGTTGCCGGTGTCGTTGATGGCTTGCTTGAGCAGCTGCAGCCAGAGAGCGTCATCCGGCGCGATGGTGTGAATGAGTGCGCTCATATGGCCACCTCGATCTTGGTATTGGGGTCGTAGACTGTGCCGCGCTCAAGCCGCCAGATCGGGGCTTCGGGGCCGGTGTCCTTGTCGTCGGTGAGCCACCAGCGTTTGTAGCCGGGGCTGGTGAGCGATGTCCCGGCCTCGCGCTTGGGAAGCTCGATCAGGTAGCCCGCCTTGGCCAACGCACGCACGTATTTCTGCACGTTGCTGGTCATGTCGCCGCGCGCCTCGTCGGCCACGAGGGTGATGATCTCGGGCACGGTGAACTTTCGGCGGATGCGGATCGCGCGCCAGATGCGGATGCGGTCGGTGTCCTTCCACACGCGCTTTCCTGACTGCTTTCCATCCTTGGGGCCGGAGCGGTAGCGTGCACCGGCGTTGAGGGCTTCCATACCGGACTTGGTGATGGTGTGGCAGCCTTCTCCGGTCTTCTCAAGCAGGCCGCTGCCGCGCAGCAGGCGGCACGATTGCTGCACCTGACGCTTGCTGAGGCTGGTGAGATCAAGCAGGCGCTCTTCGGTGATGCACTCGCGCATGCCTGAGTCACGGATGGCCGTTAAGACCTGTTCTGCGATCCAGGCCATTTAACGACTCCCTTTACCTACTGAAACCATGCGCGGGCGGCGTGCCTGCCAATCGTGGGTCAGCACTTGTCCGGCCATGTCTTGCAGGCTGGCGGCGCTGTTGCCGTTGCGTTTGGCGGTTTGCTCAACGGTGGCGATGGCGTTCATGATCTCGCGCACGCGGCCACCGATTTGCTTGTGGATCTCGGAAATCAGGTCGGGGGCAATGCTGACTTCGGCCAGTTGCTTGCAGAACTCGGTGACATCTTCCGGCGTGGCGGGATGGAACTCGACCACCTTGGCGATGCGGCTGCTGATCTGCGCGTGGCGGGCGATCTTGGCTTGCACCTGATCCATGCCGACCAGGATCACCATCACTTCGGTGAGGTCGGACAGGTCGCGGATGGCTTCCAGCACCTGGGCTCCGTCGCGCAGGCAGTGTTCCACTTCATCGATCACCAGCGGGATCTGCTGCCCACCCAACACACCGGCGATGCGGCCGAATACGTCCTTGGCGCGGCCACGCGAGTCGAGCTTGAGGGTTTCGGCCAGTTCGGTCATGAAGTAGCGCGGTGTCCATTCGACCTTGGCGCGCAGGTAGGCGGCTCCGTTGTTGACGGCCCAGTTGTCCACGGTCTGGCTCTTGCCGAAGCCTGCGGGGCCGGTGACCAGCATGAGGCTGGCTTCGGTTGCGCCGCGTGTTTCGACGGCGCTGATGCCAGTGCGGAACCGTTCGTAGTTGCTGATGTTCTTTACAAAGACTTTTTTCACTTCCATACTCCTTTACGTAGTTACTTCACGTTGCTACTGCTTCATCGGCTGCTGGGTAGTGCTACCTAGCCAGCAGCCACCTCAAAACCCTCGCCAAACAGGTCATCCCATTCGTCGGTGTTGCAATACCAATCGAGCCAGTGTTCGTCTTGCCCGCTCTTCTGGCTGGGGTTGACTCTCAGCCAGCGATACTTGGCTGCGTCTGTTGTAAATACGGGGCGCGGTACCGGCAGGTAGGCGGCGTTATCCGGCAACTGCTCTGCCTGGATCGGGGCCACGCCGATGGCGATGTCCTGCTTCTCAATAGCTTCAGGTTGTGCGTGGAAATCGAACAGCGGCACGGTGTTGGCCTGCTGGTGCTCGATGACCAGGGGCGGGTTGAGTTCTTCTTCCGCTTCGGCGATCTTGGCTTCGGCGCGCTTGATGCGGCCTGCGGCGCGTTTTTCGTCGGCGGCGCGCTGTTGAGACATGGGGAAGTAGGCGGTTTTGTTGGCCTCGAACTCGGCCACGCAGATGAGGCGGCCTTCCATATCGCGTACCCATACTTTGCTGCCGTCGTGGATGTCGTAGCCGATGCGGACTTGCTCGCCGTGGTAATGCTCCAGGGAACGGTTGAAGTAGATGTTGCCGAACAGGCGCACTTCGGCGCGGTGTGTCTTGCCTATCTTGTAGGGGCGGAAGAGGTCGGCAGTCTCTGCAGCTTCGACCATCACAGGCTCCCAGCCTTGTGCCTTGGCTGCTTCCCATGCTTCGTTCGGGGTTTGATGACGCGACCTGCCTGTGACGGGGTCGGCGATCTTGGGCAGGCTGCGGTGCGGGCGGTTGTTATAGGCGTCTGCCTTGGCTTCGCACCATTTAACGAACTCGCTGAACGGCATGAGCAGCCGCGATGTTCCGACTGCGTTGATGTCTTTGCGGGTGATCTTGAAGGCGGCCTGCTTGGCTTCTCGATCCATCGGCTCGCCCATATAGGTGGGCAGTTCCTTGGCACCGCGTACCCATATAGTTTGGTGGCTGCGCTCGATGATGCCGCGCGCCTGGCTGTTGTACGGAAGGCTGTGGGTGATGCTGATTCCGAGGCGGGCCATGAATCCGGTGGCGTCGTCGCCCATGAGGGCGTTTTTGTAGCCGGAGCCATTGTCTACATAGAAGATTGAGGGGATTCCGCATTGCTCGACCGAGCAGCGCAGCGCGTCGAGGACCGCCCAGGTGGACTCTGCGAGATCCACGCTCCATCCCACCGATTTACGAGTGGCAATGTCGATCACGCTGGTGATCTCTGGGCGGAAGGGTTTGCCGTGGCGCGGATGCGCGACTTCGGCATCGAATGTGTGGCCGTCTGCGGTGTATGCATCGCCCGGCCACATCTGGCTGGTATCGCGGCGGACAAATGCGCGCACCGACTTGAGTTCGCGCGGCAGCATGCGCCCCTTGGCCAGATCGAGCTTGCTCATCTTGTCCAGGAATCGCTGCGCTGCCCAGTAGGATGGGGCGGAGACGTTTTCTGGCAGCAGCGCCGGTAGCTCTTCCAGACACTTCTTCAGAGATGGCTTCTGCGGCCGCCCGTACAGATTGATGAGAGGGGCTTCCCAGCCTTTGAATTTAACGGGCTGATGTACCTTTGGAGCGAGTGCTGAAAAACCCTGTTTCGCTTCGCGCATCCAGAGATAGATACTGGTGCGCGACAGGGTGCGGGTGCCGCTTTTACCGGCCTTCGCGTTCGCCACATTCACCAGCCGCTGCAGCTGTTCTGGCAGCTCGCCGTTGGCGGCCAGGGCGATCACTGCCTGGATGGCCTTTTCCTGACCGGCTGCGCCAGCAAGGCGCTTGACCTCGTTTATGATGGCGCTGCGCGCCTCGGCTGTCTTGCGTTGCCAATCTTTGAGTTCATGCGAGACGGTATAAAAAGGTGCTGCGACAGGGAGCTCCGCAACACAAGGGGCCGCTGTAGATTTGATGCTGTATTGAAGGATTGATTCGCGGACGGCTTTTGGTAGATTGGATACTGGGTAGATGCGTTTTTTGCCGCCACGAACCGGCGCTTCCTCGAATGACCATGATTCCTTGACAGCACGGCGCTCTGCGCTACGTTTTGCGATGCCGATGGCTTCTGCGATCACATTGATTTCGACACGGTCTATCATTGCGCTTCTCCAAGGATGCGTTTGATTGCCTTTTCTTGTTTTGCCAGATCACCTTTCATCTGCTCTAACCTACCCAGCTCTGCCAAAAGGGAGTCTTTGCCAGGCAAAACACTGCATCCAAGCTTGCTGGCGAACAGGTTCGCCAGCACTGTCTGCTCGGTGGCCGCATCGAAGGCGATTGAGGTTTCAAGGTTTGGGATGTGATCTTCCGAGGCTTCGGAGGTGTACTTGTCCAGCGTGTTTACTGAGACTTCGCGGCCCAGCAGGCGGCTCATGTCGGCGGCGATCTGATAACGATCCTTCGGGCATGCTTTGATTGCTTCGCCCATTGCTACCGCTATTTCGCGGCGGAAATTCCACGATCCCGGTGTCTTCGGAAAGGCTTGCGGGATGGTGGCGAACAAGTCGCCGGTCAAGGTGTCTGCAAAGTGGCGACTCATGTCAGGCCACCTTCCTTAACCTGCCGCTGGGGGCAGTCTGTTTGCCTTTCAACACGCGGGCCGCTGCGTTAAACTGGATATCCCGATAGCCGCGCGGTTTGATCGTTCCGTCCGCGTTGTAGCGTGATGGCCAAATGATCATTGGGTGAATGCCAAGCGCATCAGCGATGCGCTGTTCGCATATTGGATAGCTGCGCACCAGTGCGACGGAGAATGCAGATGAACTGTTGAGTCCATATGCCTTCGCAAGGCCAGCCAGCGATAGCCCTGCCTTGCGAAGCTCGGCAACTACATCTGCCGGATGCCAGTCTTCTTGTTGACTGGTTTTTTTAACGGCTGCCTTTGTCATGGTTTTGTAAGTTGGCGTTGTTTGCGATGGGTGGTATTTAACAATCCAAATATGGAGCATGTCAAGCGGTTTGACATCCATATTTTGAGTGTCGCACTTTCGCTTGGTGCTGGAATCAGGAGGATGTATAACTATGAACAATAAAAACAAAGAGATATTCAAAGTGCGACACGCTTTTAAATGTCGCACTTTCATGTCGCACTTTCGCTTTGGAAGTGCGACATGAATGAAATAGCAGATCGCCTGAAGGCTGTCAGGGCGTTCTTCACGTTAAATCAGAAAGAGTTTGCCTCCATATCTGGAGTTGGATTCAGCACGTATCAGAAATACGAGATGGGCCTGAGTTTGCCTGGCGCTGAGGCTATGCGTGGCTTTGCCAAACTAAAGATCAACACCAATTGGCTATTAACCGGCCTTGGTTCGATGATGTTGGAATTGGAGGAGGCACCTCCTATCAGGATTGGCCTTGAAGCTAGAGAGCCATCTCAGGTTCCTTATGGATTTGTTCTTGTCCCTCGCTACGACGTATCTGCCAGCATGGGCAATGGTGCGGTGATCCATAGTGAGCAGATCGTCGATCACCTGGCATTCCGTGAAGAGTGGGTTCGTACAGAGTTGGGCGCAAACCCGAAGCAGTTGGTGCTTGTCAGTGCTATTGGTGATTCTATGGAACCTACGCTGCGTGCTGGCGATCTGTTATTGATTGATCGCAGCACTGCAAGTGTTAAGCATGATGCAATCTATGCATTTGCCACCGATGGTGAACTTCGTGTGAAGCGGATGCAGTTGAAAATTGATGGGAGCGTTGTCGTTAAAAGCGATAATCCACAGTATGAGGCAGAGATGCTGACTGCAGCTCAAGCTGCCACGCTGCATATTGTGGGGCGCGTTGTCTGGTCTGGTCGGCGGATGTGATTAGCGCATGTTTGAATCTTGCGCGTTTGGCGTGTTCTTTGTCCCAAATGCTGCGCAAATATCGTTAATCTGCGTCCGAATTTGCGCTTTTTTTACGGCTTTGGTTTTTCTGGTCTAATTGGCTTGAAACCCTTATTCCATCCCACTTCTTCCCGTTTTTTCTTGTCTCTTCCCATATCCCATATCAATCACCCCCCCGCATCCAGATCGAAGGCAAGTTCGACAAGCAACGTTATG